CGGGAGACGCAGGACTTGATATTTTTGAGCCGAACAATGACGGCGGAATTTATATGGTTGAGCCGCACAGCACACTGCACGTTGACACCGGTGTCTATGTAGAGTTACCTGCGAACACCGTTGGCTTTATCAAGTCGAGATCGAGCATGTTCAGAGCCGGAATTATGACGGACGGTGTTATTGATGAATGTTACCGTGGGAGCATCGGCGTTATGCTCTACAACTCAACAGACCGCCCGTATTATTTTAACGCAGGACAGCGGATTGCACAGCTTGTGATTGTTCCCTGCGTTTATACGGATCTCATTTTGACAGACATACTCAGCAACACTGACCGGGGTGAAGATGGTTTCGGGAGCACTGGAAAATGAAATATCACAACAAAAAGGTTTATTGTGACGGAATGACCTTTGACAGTAAAAAAGAAGCGCAGAGGTATCACGAACTGCTGATGCTCCAGCAGTCAGGTCACATCCAGAGTTTAAAGCGGCAGGTGCCTTTTGAGTTGATCCCGGAGCAAAGAGAGCCGGAAACAGTTGACAGCCGTGGCAAGTATAAGCGTGGGCGATTACTTGAGCGTAAAGTCATGTATTTTGCCGATTTCGCTTATTTTGACAATGACCTGATGGAATACGTTGTCGAGGACGTAAAAGGCTTTAAAACGCCGGAATACAAGCTGAAACGCAAACTGATGCTGTATATGCACAACATAAGGATAAAGGAGACATGATGGATATTCTTGGCTACTACAATGCCGGATACGGCATGGAAGAGATTGCAGACGCAATGGGAATTACACTGAGGACGGTTGATGACAAACTGAGAGAATTGGGACTGGAGCCTGATTATCCTGTTTCAGAATCCCTGATGGACACATACAGAAAAAAGATTTCTGTTGTCCGGCATATCCTTGGTTTTGAATCAGAACTGTCGTTTGATCCAACGAGGTCAAAAAAGGACGACAAAGAGTATGAGTTGTTTTTTACCGTGGAATGGCTGAAAGCAACGGCACTCTTGACAAGGTGACGGCGGTCTGATATGGTTAGGGTGTCAAGGCTATCCAAGAAACCCCAATAACCATACGCAGGAAGATCGCACCGCAAGAAGTGCGGTCTTTTTGTTTACGTTTGATTCAATAAGTAGTATACTATAACTGGCGGAAGTCATGAGCCGCCGCAATGTCGTTTGCAGTGTGCCGACTGCAGAACGTCACAACTGCATATCGACAGCAATTTACCTGCACCATGTGGACGGCACTCCATGTGGCGCAGGTTTTTTGTTAAGGAGAACATCATGGAAGTACAGAACCTGCTAACGCATGAAATTTTCCCCGTAACACGCTCATATAGCGACTTTTATATATTTTCTGACCGAAAGTACGGGAAGTTGAAAAAAGAGCGATTTGAGCCGGAAAACGGGCATCAATACAGATTTTATCGGGACTGCGAAACTGGCGATCTATACTCTGTCGTGTGGGGAAGCGAGATTCCAGAAAACGTCGGTGACGACCGGCAGATGAATATTTTTGATTTTATGTGAGGTGTAGCATGAGCATACTTAAACTCCTGGCGTCAGATGGATTCTTGTCGGTAAATAAGCACCTGGCACGAATTGTCGGTCTTGATGCGGCCGTCCTGCTGGCGGAGCTTGCATCAGCACATAACTACTTTGAAAGCCGGGAACTGCTTACTGCAGATGGAATGTTTTTTGAGACGGTGGAGCACATTCAAGAAAACACAACGCTTACACAGTATCAACAGGCAAAGGCTGTAAAGGTTTTAGTCAACGCAGGAATACTTGAAACGAAAAAAATTGGCATTCCTGCAAAGCGGTATTTCCTCATAAATGAGGAAGCGGTACTCAATATACTTGATTACAAGAAATCAAAAAACTTAATCACTGGAGATGAAAAAACTTCATCACTGGATGTAAAAAAACTTAATTGTAATAATAAAGATATAAATAATAAAAATAATAATAAAGATAATAGAGTAGCGTTCACGCCGCCAACGGTGGAAGAGGTTGCCCGGTACTGCGCAGATCGTCAAAACGGCATTGATCCAGAGACTTTCATAGATTTCTATACGTCAAAAGGCTGGAAAGTCGGCAACACGAAAATGAAAGACTGGAAAGCGGCGGTCAGGACGTGGGAGAAGCGCAGGAACACCGGCAGGAAAGCGCAGGAACTGGACAGCTTTTATGCGATGGCGGCTGAATTTGGAAATTCATAAAAAACAGCTTTTAATGCTGTGCCAAAAGGTATATACTATATTTGTAGGTTATTGTGGTTTTCAGAAAGGAGCAGACATGGAAGAAAAGTATGAAGTTGCAGAAAACATCAGAACCGCCGGTCTTTGGAATGAAGCGGACTGCCGGAGATTGTGCGAACTTGCCGGACTTGAAGAGGAATGGGAAGATGCGTGCGGAGAAGAGTTTGAAGCTGTCGTTTACAAAGCGGCAAAGATTCTGGAGGTGGAAATATGAAAAGAATGATTGTGATCCTGCTGACCTGCATTTTTTTAGCGGTGCCTGTGTACGGCGGTGAAGATTATGCAGACGGCGATAAAGAACAGGTTTTTGTATGGGTGCAGGAAGGAGACAGCAGGTTTTGTTACGTCAATAACGGCGGCTGGTCGGAAGCGGAAATGCTGACCGGCTGGCACACGATTGACGGTGAGACATACTATTTCTATACGCAGGAAATGGTTGACGCAAGGTATGGGGAAATGGCTGTCGGTGAAGTGGCAATCGGCGCATTTACGTTCTATTTTGATTCTGAGGGTCATTTGTACGACTGGAAAGAGGGACTGGAATGACACGGCAGGAGTTTAGCAAGATAGCAATGGCGATCAAAACATATTACCCAAACACTCAGGTTATGCCGAATAATGCGGCTATGGAACTGTGGTATCAGCAGTTGCAGGACATTCCGTACAACGTCTGCACGCTGGCGGTCAACAAGTGGGTGGCGATCAACAAGTGGTCGCCAACCATTGCTGACATCAGGGAATACGCCGCCGGAATCGGCGGACAGGAATCCGACTGGTCAGAAGCGTGGGAAGAGTTGATGAAGAACATACAGGTGTATGGATATTACCGTGTGGAAGAGGGAAAGAAAGCACTTTCGGACCTGACCAGAAAAACCGTTGAACGAATCGGCTATGTGCATATCTGCAACAGCGAGAATATTGTTGCTGACCGTGCGGCGTTCCGGGATATTTACACCGGGATCGCAAAAAGAGCAGAGCAGGAAAAGAGATTACCTGTCGGGATAATGCAGGCAGAAAGGTTATTAATCGGTGAAAAGAATGGCGGATCTGATTTATAGACAACAGGCGATTGATGCGCTTAGAGCAATGCAGACTTACAAGCTGTTTGCGGGTGATGACTTGCTTTTAATCGATCAGGCAGGAGCACAGACAGAACTAATGACGTTGCCATCCGCACAGCCGGAAACAGCCAAACGCATTGTGGGCAAGTCGAGAGGCGGCATGACGCTTTGGTATCAGTGTGATAGATGCAATGAACCAGTGGATGTGCAGGATAACTTTTGTCGTGGATGCGGAAGGAGATTGGTTGAAACAGAAGGAGGCACAGAATAAAAACACTCTACATCTGCAAGGGCAGGTGTGAAGGTTGCGACCAGGAATGCTGCTTTGCAAACAATCCGTATTATCCCGGTATCGGGCACAAGGTCTGTTATCAGACCGACCGGATTGAATGGGCGCAGGTTGACCCCGACACCGGGAAGCCAATGGTCAGCATCTTTACAGATCGGCCTTGATCTTATCAAACCGCCGCATGGTGGCCGTTAAGTCGGAAGTCCGAAGAATAGTAGGCGTTATAGTTTTAAACGTTCCGGATTTCCGGAAGGTGTCAAGGTGAACCGTTCGGAATTTCCGAACAGTTAATGTTCCTGATTTTGGGAAGGTGTCAAGGAGTGAGGTGAGCGAATGAAAGTCGAAGCAGGGAAAATATATCCGGGAAGCAGAAAGGTCAAGGGTGCATTGCCTTGTAAAAACTGTGGCATAAATCCAGTAATGGAAGTGTGGAAAAGCGGCAAAATGACCTATGCGATCAGATGCAATAACATGTATAGATCAGATGATTGTGACAACGGATTTAATCGTTCTAAATGTAACAATCTCGAAGAAGCAATACGGCGATGGAATGAATGGGTTGCGGAAAAAACGGTTTGATACGCTCCGGATTTCCGGAAGGTGTCAAGGATGAGAGGTGAACAGCATGAGTGAATTGCGTACTAATCTTGATTGGGCAGGCTACTTTACAACTATGGCAGAGAGGATGACATTGTGTGAATCTGAAGAACAGATGTACCGTCAAATTAGGCGATTCAAAGAAGATGATTTTATGCCAGAATACGGTAGATTAAGCCGGGCAAAGCGAAGAAAGAAAGGATTTAGATGGCAGGAAGGTGAGCAGGAATGACCTACAAACAGCACTTAATCAAAAATTGGAAAGTAGCATTTCACGCACTGCACGACTTCTTTGCACACTTCATTCATGGTTTGATTCCGTGGATTAAGATTCGGCATCATCAGCCGTATCAGGAAGGTAGGTGAGTAGAAATGACAATACCAATCACGAGTGACATCTTAACCGATGTCCTGACACTTCTGGCTATTGCGTGGACGGGTGCGATCCTGTTACTCCCTGTTGGTCAGTGGATTGCTTACAAAAAAGATTGCAAAAAGTACGGAAAAGAGCAGGCAGACGAAATATGGAGAAGAATGAGGTGAGCAGGAATGAACATGGATGACACAATCCGTAAAGCAATATTTCACCTGAGAACGGCAGGAGAGGTCACATGGAATGATTTCCTGCCCGGTGCAGGCGATCAATATACTCTTTGGTACTACGCAGAACGTGGGCAGTATATCCTGCGTGACATTATGACAGATGCACACTATTTTATTGAGGCGAGAAGTCCAATAGAGGCATACAAGAAATACAAAGAGCGGATGGATGAAGCTATGAAAGCAGGATCATATCAGGAAGAGGAGGAGTGGTGAGCAGGAATGACAGGCAACATTACAGCAATCATCATACTCCTGCTCATATATGCGTACTATTCCAGAAAGGTGGGTGATTAAATGAGACTTTTATACGCACTATTTGCAATGTTTTTATGGGTGATAATAGTGACAAGTGGCAGTGATTTAACATGTGCATCTGCCGACACAAAACTTTTGGCACTCGCAATCATGATCGGCGGAGCGATGGCAGGGGGTGACGAAAAATGAAACTCAGAAAAAAGACAGAATTAAAGCCGTGTCCGTTCTGCGGCGGCAAAGTAAAACAGGCTGAGGGTATCGGCGGACTGCTATTCTTTTCTTGCATGAATTACGGTGAATGCGGTGCTATAATATCCTTTGACAATGTTAAGTGCAACAGATTTCCGAAAACTGCTGTAAGTAAGTACAATCAAAGAGCATGAGAAAAATTGACATAAACGAGATTCAGCAGGCGGTAAAAGACGGAAAGCTGTCAATCTGGGTGAACATATACGGCTATATTCAGCTGAGGGACAACGAAACCGGCGAGCGTGTCTGTCTGGGATACATGGAAAAAGAGGATTGAATACTATATACTGCATATGGTATGATAATTGCAGAAAATCAAGTGGAGGTAAATGCCTATGGGAACATGCAGAACAGCAAGGAATTAGAGTTTAAATCGTGATCGCCCGGAGGAAAATATGTATTACCTAAACTTTGATGATTATTAGCGGTTGCTGGTTGTTTTGCCCGGCAGGTGCTATGTAAAGAGAATAGCTATAAACTGTTTAGAAATGTGATAAAGTGGTAAATCGTAGCAAGTTAACAAAAAGAAAGCGTTGTGTGTGAAAGTCGTGCCGATGCCGGGCATTGTATTATGCAGTCACAGTGCCGTCAACAAAGCGGATGTTGACGGCACTTTTTTTATCAGGAGAATAATATGGAGATTAAACTGGTGTCCGTAGCGGACATAATTCCTTACGAGAACAATCCGAGGAAGAACAGTGAAGCGGTAAAATATGTGGTGAACAGCATAAGGGAATTTGGTTTTAAGATTCCTATGGTCTTGGATTCAAACAACGTGATCGTCTGCGGCCACACTCGTTTCCTGGCAGCCAAAAAGCTCGGAATGAAAGAGGTTCCCTGCACGTATGCGAATGATCTTACAGAAGAGCAGATCAAGGCGTTTAGGCTGGCAGATAACAAAACCGCTGAGTTTGCGGAGTGGGATATTGACAAGCTGGCTATCGAGATGCAGGGCCTTCCGGATATCAATATGGCGGATTTTGGGTTTCTGGATGAGATCGGTGATATGGATGAAGCTGCAGAAATAACTGAGGATACGCCACCGGAGGTGGAAGAGGGCGAACCTATAACTGTTTTAGGAGATCTTTGGATTATTGGTAAGCATAGGCTTATCTGTGGAGATTCTACGGATATTGCGGTTATTGATAGGCTTATGGATGGGGTAAAGGCTGATATGGTATTTACAGACCCACCTTACGGATATAATTATCAATCTAATGGGCGAACAAAATCAAAGAAATTTGATGTGTTAGAGAATGATGATAAAATATTAGACTTTTTTGGCAGTATAAAAAATTCTATTGATGGATTTGTTTATGTGTGTACCACTTGGAAAGTAGCGGATAAATGGATTGAACTATTTAAGAAATACTATGATTTAACGAATGTGATTATATGGGATAAGGGAGGCGGTGGCATCGGTGATTTATTCCATACGTTTTCGACAGATTATGAAATGATATTAGTGAGTAACAACGGACATGAACTGCGAGGAAAACGATATGGTTCTGTATGGAACTTTACAAACACAGAAATATCAAAAATGAAGAAGGAGGAACTTCTCAAAATTGTTTTGGAGCAGAAAGAATACTATTCGATTTGGAAACAGAGAAAAGATAATCCGAATGAATATGTGCATCCGACACAAAAACCTGTTGCATTGTCCGCAAAGGCGATAAGAAGTAGCACAGATTTTGAAAACATTGTCTTAGACCTATTCGGCGGTAGTGGTAGCACACTAATAGCCTGCGAACAGTTAAACAGAAAATGCTTTATGAGCGAGCTGGATCCGAAATATTGTGACGTGATCGTAAAGCGGTACATCAACTTTAAAGAATCCGAGGATGGCGTTTATGTTTTGAGAGAAGGGACCAAAATACCATACAGTGAAATTAAGAAGGATAAATAAAAATGGCAAGACCGAGAAAAGAGATTGACAAGAAGGAATTTGAAAGTCTCCTTTATATTCAGTGCACATTAGAAGAGGTTACTGCGTATTTTGATAACAAATTAGGAGGCTGCTCCGAGGATACAATAGAACGCTGGTGCAAAAGGACATATCATAAGAGATTTGCGGACGTTTCCAGGGAAAAGAGAGATGTTGGCAAAATATCACTGAGAAGGATGCAGTGGCGGCTGGCCGAGAAGTCTGCTGCTGTTGCGATCTTCCTGGGGAAAAACTATCTCGGACAAACGGATGCGGTACAGATCGACAATGCGGAAGCCCTAAAGAAGCTGGATGAAGTGCTTGATAATATCAAGGGAATCAACTGATGTTTACCGAGAAACAGTTAGAATTTTTTGAAAATGCAAGCCACAGATGGAACTTCAAAGTAGGGGCTGTTCGATCCGGCAAAACATATGCAGACTATTTCACAATACCAAAACGCATCCGGGCAAGAATAGGAAAACCGGGACTTGCTTTCATTTTTGGCGTATCAAAGGCAACAATCGAAAGAAACATACTGGAGCCGATGCGTAACATTTGGGGAGAAGCACTGGTTGGGACCATTAAACAGGACAATACTGCATATCTTTTTGGCGAAATTGTTTACTGTTTGGGTTGTGAAAAGGTGTCACAGGTCGCAAAAATCCGTGGTGCGTCAATCAAGTATGCCTATGGTGACGAGGTTGCGGAGTGGAACCCGGAAGTTTTTGATTTAATAAAATCACGACTTGACAAGGAATATTCCTGTTTTGACGGCGCACTGAACCCGGAATCACCCAATCACTGGCTGAAAGCGTTTTTAGATTCTGATGCTGATATTTATAATCAGCATTACGAGATATTTGACAACAGTTTCCTGCCGCCGGAATTTATTGCAAACCTGTGCAAAGAGTACGAGGGTACAGTGTATTATGATCGTTATATAAGAGGATTGTGGGCACTGGCAGAGGGACTTATATTTCCAATGTATCAAGACGCTATATATGCCGAAAATGCGCTTAAATTGGCTGAATACGAGCGTTTATGTATCAGTCTCGACTATGGTACTCAAAATGCGTTTGCGGCGTTAATTTGGGGCAAATACAAGGGAATATGGTATGCCTACAAGGGTTACTATTATTCCGGCAGGGATACCGGCGTACAGAAAACGGATACGGAATACCTGCAGGATCTTGAAAAGACGTTTGCGGAAGAGATTTCCGCATACCGAAAAGGGCTGGAGCGATGCAAGGCAGGATATGTGAGTACACTGCCCAGAAAAATCGAACTGATTATTGACCCGTCAGCGGCATCTTTTATCGCACTGTTAAAGAAACAGGACTGGTGCACGGTCATAAAGGCAAAAAACGATGTGCTTGACGGTATCCGGGAAACTGCCGTTGCTATGAAAAAGGGATTGATTAAGGTTTACAGCGGTCTCAAAGAATGGCAGAATGAAGCTGGCGGATATGTATGGGACGAAAAATCAGTTGAGGAAAAGCCGGTCAAAGTGAACGATCACTACATGGATGCAACAAGGTATTTTGTCTATACAAAAGGAATAGCAAAAGTAAAAAGGCATTACAACTCAATATTCGAACAGTATGCAAATATTGGCTGATATTTTCATACGCTATACAATAAAACGCCGGGGAAAAACGAGACAGCACCGCAACATTTGACCAGAACGAGGTAAAACATGATTACGTATCAGGATCTTTTAAAAGTGCCGGAAGTTGGCAAAGACAGAATGGACTTTATCAAAAAGGCAATCAATCAGCACAAAACAACAGGATTGTACAAGGTGGCGCAGGACGCTGACCTGTATGACAAACACAGGAACAAGACGATTGCAGACTTCCAGAAACTGCTGTATACGGTATCGGGGAAAGCCGTGCCGGACATCTGGTCTGCAAATTTTAAAATG